CAGACCGCAGTATCGATAGCGGCGAGGAAAAGGACGGGCAGGCGCGTCTGTTTCGTATGCCCGACACCAGCGCCACAAGCATCCATTGCGAAAAGCGCATGACCACGGACGCACGCGCCGACGCCATCGCTGAAATTGTCAACGATAGCGACGAGACGTGGGTTGTCTGGTGCGACACTGACTATGAAGCCGACGCTCTGACCGCACGCATTCCCGACGCTATGGAAGTGCGCGGCTCAATGTCGGCTGACGAGAAAGAGCAGAAGCTTGTCGCGTTTACGACTGGCAAGGCGCGCGTCATCGTTACGAAGCCGTCTATCGCAGGGTTTGGCCTTAACTGGCAGCACTGCGCACGCATGGCCTTCGTTGGCCTCAGCTTCTCATACGAGAGTTATTATCAGGCCGTTCGCCGTTGCTGGCGGTTCGGTCAATCGCGTTCGGTGCAGGTCCATATCGCCTGCGCTGATACCGAGGAATCAATCTGGCAGATCGTGAACCGCAAAGCGGGCGATCACGACGCCATGAAGTCTGCAATGTCCAAGGCAATGGCTCGCGCCGTCAAACGCGCCGCAGTTGATGCTTACGCCCCTTCAAAACTCCTTCAGATACCAGGATGGCTTTTATGACTTCCGTTATCGCTCAACACGCTGGCGAACACTTTACCGCATACAATGCGGATTGCGTTGAAATTGCCCGCGCTCTTCCGGCCAACAGCATTGGCCATTCTGTCTACTCGCCTCCGTTTGCTCACCTGTTTGTCTACAGCGACAGCGAGCGCGACATGGGCAACGTCAAGGACGAAGCCGAGTTCAAAGCGCTCTATCGGCATCTGGTTCGTGAGCTGTACCGCATCACAAAGCCGGGCAGGCTGACGGCGGTGCATTGTTCCGACCTGCCGCGCACGAAGTCTATGCATGGCGTGGTCGGGCTCTATGACTTCCCGTCCGACATTCGCGAAGTGCATGAGGCGGAAGGCTGGACCTATCATAGCCGCATCACGGTTTGGAAAGATCCTGTTGTCGAGATGCAGCGCACGAAGGCGCTGGGGCTGCTCTACAAGCAAATCCAGACAGACAGCACGCGCAACCGTCAAGGCATGGCGGATTACGTCCTGGTGTTTCGCAAGACGCCGTCAGACGAGAAGGAAGCCGACCGTGTAGGGCAGGACGCCAAGCTGTTTCCGGTTGATATGTGGCAACAGTGGGCATCGCCCGTCTGGATGGACATCAATCAGACAAATGTGCTCAACGGCAAGCTGGCGCGTGAGGACAAGGACGAGCGCCACCTTTGCCCGTTGCAACTCGACCTGATTGAGCGTTGCATTCGCCTCTGGTCCAACCCGAACGACGTGATCTTTTCCCCCTTTATGGGCATCGGCTCTGAGGGCTGGGTTGCGCTCAAGGCTGGGCGACGGTTCGTCGGTAGCGAGCTGAAGCCGACCTACTTCAAGCACGCTGTACGCCACTTGCAGGAAGCCGAGCGCGAAAAAACAGGCGGAACTCTTCTTAATCTTATGGGAACAGCATGACCAGCCAGACACGCACGCGCACATTTCGCGACACCTCGGCGCAAGCTGCAGCCGTCGCTTACGTCAAGCAGCAGAACACCACTTGTGAAGGCTGTTGCTGGCTCCAGCGGATGCCTCGACCACAATGCAAGGGCGAGGGCTCGCCCTATTTCCGCATGGTGCGCGATACCCACTACCCACAGTGCAACGCTTTCGCCCGGCGCAAGCCAGGCGATCCGGAGCCCGTCAAACAGGTGCGCAAATGATCGATCTCAACCCTACCAGCATGACACGCAGCGCAGACGTCGCGGCCATCCATGCGCTTATCGATGCACTCCCACCGCCAGCCGAGAAGCGGCGCACCTATGTCGGCGCGTCATCGATCGGCTCGCCCTGTGAGCGCAAGATACAATACGAGTTCATGGGCGAGCCTCACGACGAGGGCTGGCGCTTTTCGGCAAAGACCCTGCGCATATTCCAGCGCGGGCACACGATGGAAAGCATGGCCGCCGTCTGGCTGTCAGACGCCGGGTTCAGGCTCACGCAGACGGGCAAGGACGGGGCGCCCATAGGCTTCTCGGTTGCCGGCGGGGCATTCCGGGGGCACGTCGATCGGGTCATCAAGGGCGGCCCTGATGGCTTCCAATACCCCATGCTCTGGGAGCACAAGGCGCTGGGCCAGAAGTCGTGGGCCGCCATCAACAAGAACGGGCTGGCCAAGGCCAAGCCCGAATACGCCGATCAGGTCGCTTTGTATCAGGCTTACCTTGATCTCACCTCGCCCGCGCTGTTCCAGGCGACCAACGCGGACACGATGGAGATTTACCTCGAGCTGGTCCCGTTTGATCGAGAACGCGCCCAGGCGGCATCAGACCGCGCAGCCGGGATCATCGCAGACACACGCGCCGGAAGCCTGCGGGCCAGATGCACGGATGACGAGAACTACTGGCTGTGCAAGGATTGCCCCTTCCGCAAACGCTGCTGGGGGTAAGCCATGCTCGATTTCAACGACGCGGCACGGTTGCCATTTGAAGACGCCGAAGCCCGCAAGCGGCGCGTGGAGATGGCAATCCACGGCAATATCCGGGAGTTCGTGCGCTACCTGTTCCCACGCGCACGGCTTCAGGCGCAGGACGCGCGCGTCGGGGACCTGTCAGGGACCAAAGGCGAAAGCCTCTCGATCTCTCTGGCACGCGACGAAACCTGCGGACGCTGGATTGATCACGCCACAGGCGATCGGGGAGACTGCTTTGCCTTGTACGCCCGCGTACACAATCTCGACCCGCGCCGCGAGTTCGCGACGGTCCTGGCTGAATGCGACCAGTGGGCAGGCGGCGCCCCGGCCCCACGGGCCGAGGTGCGACACACCGTCGAGGCAGCGCGTCCCGCAGAACCGGAACCCGAGCGAACGCTTGAGGCGAAATACGTCTACCGGGACAAGGCAGGCCGCAAGGTCTGCGAGGTCAACCGCTGGGCCCTGTCTAACGGCAAGAAGACCTTTGCCGTGCCCGGCGGCATGCCATCGCCCCGGCCACTGTACGGGCTTGATCGCTGGCATGCGTCAGAAGCGGTCGTAATTGTTGAGGGCGAAAAGTGCGTAGACGCCCTGGCATCAGTCGGGATTGACGCCACGTCATTGATGGGCGGGGCAAACACCACGATTGAAAAGACCGACCTCACGCCACTGGCCGGCAAAACGGTCGTGCTCTGGCCTGATGCGGATGATCCCGGCAGGAAGCTGATGGCGGGGCTGGAAGGGCCATTGCAGGCCCTTGGCTGCACGGTCAGGCGGATCACCCCGCCAGCCGCAAAGCCTGTCGGATGGGACGCCGCAGACGCAGTGGCCGAAGGATTTGACGTCGCGGGGTTCCTCGCGGCACCTGTTGAGCCTCCACGCCCACGCCTGCCCATCCTCGACGTCCCCGGCCTGCTATCGGTCCCGGATCCCACGTGGATAATTGACAACTGGGTGATCGATGACGGCGCGTCGGTCTGGTATGGCCCTGCCAAAACATTCAAGACCTTTAATGTCCTCGACATGGCGCTGAGTGTGGCCTGCGGCGTTGAATGGCGCGGCAATGCCACCGTGCAACAGCCCGTCCTGTACCTGCTGGGCGAGGGCATGGGCACCTTCAAGTATCGCGTCCACGTCTGGCTCGCGAAGCGATCAGAGGGCCGCCAGGCGCGCTTCTGGACCATCCCCGTAGGCGTGCCGCTATCGACCCCGGAAGGCCTTGCCAATGCGCTGGCCGCAATCGACAGCCTGCCCGTCAGGCCGGGGATGGTTGTGATAGATACTCTAAACCGTCATTTCGGGCCGGGCGACGAGAACTCGTCTCAGGACATGACCCGCTTCGTGCAGTCGATCGATGCCATACGCGCTCACACACGCGCCCACATCGCCATCGTCCACCACAGCGGCAAGGATGCCGAGAAAGGCGCGCGGGGCTCCTCGGCCCTGCTGGGGGCCGTGGACAACGAGTTCAGGATTACCCGCATCGAAGGCACCCAGATATGCCGGATCGAATGCACCGCAGCACGCCATTCGGACGAGCCCAAACCCATGACCGTGGAGCTTGTCAAGGTCGAGGTGACGCACCCGGAAAGCGGGCTTGTCATGTCCTCCCTGCTGCCCGTGCTTCGCGATGAACCACAGGGCGGGAAAGACGCCAAGGCGGCCGGAAAACCACTCTCCAAATCCGCCAGGATGGTCCTCACGCTGCTGACAGAGGGACCTAAATTCGTAAAAGAGCTGGTAGAAGAAACCGGCCTCAAAAGACCAACTGTGCAGCTAATCCTTGCCGATCTTGCTGCTTCCAAGCACGTTTATTCTAAAGAGGCTGAAGGCGCTAAGATTTGGCATGTGTTGGAAACAGAAAGCAACACCCATGTTCAATGATTTCAAAGTGTTAGGTGGGGGTGTTGCTAGGTGTTGCCTCGTGTTGCTTTTGGTTTGCGGAAGCCGGGAGGTGTGTTGCTACTTTCGGGGACCCCTATAGGGGGGTCCGAAGCAACACCCGGTCCGGGGCAACACAACAGGAAGGAAAATTCTTTCTTTAATCGATGGAGCGAAAACGATGACCACGAACCTGAAGCCTGCCGATGAACTCAAGTCAGTCCGGGACCGGATCAAGGAACTCCAGACACGCGAAGCCGAGTTGCGTGAAGGCATCATTGCCGGAAGCCTGGACGCCGTCGGGATCACGGCAATCGCCTTCGTGACGAAGCAGAACCGCAAGACATTTGACCGCAAGGCGGCCGGGGCGGAACTTGGCGACCTGTCCCGCTTCGAGCGTTCCGGCGAGATGTTCGTGGTCCGGGTGCAGGAGCGAGTTTACGAACCCGAGGAGGGTTGACCACACCATGCGCCTGATGCACAAGGTTTCAACCAACAGGGGAGCTGACCATTGACCGAAGCCGAAGCCGTCCTTGAATTCCGCGAAGCGTCTGCCGCAGTCCGCCGCGCCTATGGCGCCCGAGACGACGCCCGCGTGGATCAGATCCTCGCCGACACGCGCATGGGATTAGCTACAGTAAATCTATCAGACGCCCAGGCTCGCCTGCACGCCGCCGACATCGCCCTGCAGGCTGCACGCGCCGAGCCGCCGACGCCGGCCGACATCGACGTGACGCGCGTCGATGCCACGATCACCCACGGCGTGGACGGCGGGCCGTGGTGAGCGACAGCCCGACGCCTGACGAAATCCTCGCCGCAGCCAAGGGCAAACTTTCCAGCGCCATCGTCCTCGGCTTTGATACGGACGGCGCAGAATGGATCACGTCCAGCACCAGCGACGTCGGCGTGATCCTGTACCTGCTTGAACGCGCCAAGGCCAAGGCAATGGCGTCCGTCACGTTGACAGACGAAACGGGTTGAGCAATTGTTTGGTATGCCGCTTACGCGGCGAGGGGTCCAACCCGTCAGAGTAGATTGAACCCTAGCTCTGGCGGGTCCTTCCCATGCACGCAAAAGCCAACATCCTACAGAGCGTGTTTTTCCCTCACATCATCGACGATGCCTTTATCGATGCCATCATGGCGCACGTCACGGAAACCGTTCGCGAGCTGGACGTTACCGACATGCGTCGGCGCAAAGCCCAGCGCCTGATCGAGGCTACAGCCTGCCAGGCGGTTGCCGAAATGTGGACGTCAGCTTTCCGCAAGACGTTCAAAGTCACACGCAACTGGCCACAGGCGACCGCGATCCTCCTTGACAATCCACCCCGCGCGGTGATTGAACTTTGGATCGGACACGAATACCACGACGCCGATATCCCTGAGCCGATAGAGGTCTTCTTCGATGGCGAGTAAACCGGGCCTTTACGCAAACATCGCCGCCAAGAAGGCACGCATTGCCGCTGGGTCTGGCGAGAAGATGCGCAAGCCCGGCACCAAGGGCGCACCAACCGCTGCGGCGTTTCGGGCGTCAGCCAAGACGGCGAAAAAGTCTAAACGCTGAATGAATATCGAAGCATTCACAAATGGCTAGAGGCGGGAAAAGAGCGGGCGCTGGCAGGCCGAAGGGTTCGGTCAGCACGCAGACCAAAGCCTTCAAGGAAGCCGTTGAGATTGCATTCTCCGAGCTTGGCGGCGTTGCCGGTCTGGTTGAGTGGGCAAGGACAAACCCCGACGCGTTCTACAACGGCATATTCCCCAAGCTTGCGCCGCTCCAGGTGCACCACAGCGGCGACGACAGCCGCCCGCCCGTCCAGATCGAACACGGCATCGCCGGCCAGCGCGTCAAATCCCTGCTTGAACAGATCGCGACGAAATGACCGCCAGCGTGGCCGAGCGCCTGGCAAGCCTGCCGCGCGACGAGCGGAATGCCATCGTTGATCAGCTCACCCCCGCCGAACAGGAAGCCTTGCTTTATGACTGGCGCGAGTTCCTCGCCCGCCCCGAACAGATCACACCCGAAGGCGACTGGGACATCTGGCTGATCATGTCAGGCCGCGGCTGGGGCAAGACGAGGACCGGCGCCGAGTGGGTCAAGGAAGCCGTAAGGAAGGGCTACAAGCGCATCGCCCTGATCGGCGAGACAGCAGCGGACGCGCGCGACGTCATGGTCGAGGGCGTGACCGGCATCCTGTCTGTCTATCCCGAAACCGAGCGTCCGCTGTACGAGCCCAGCAAGCGCCGCCTGACATGGCCCAACGGGGCGATTGCCACCACGTTCAACGCCACCGAGCCTGACCAGCTGCGCGGCCCGCAGTTTGACCTGGCGTGGTGCGATGAGTTGGCCAAGTGGCGCTACGCCCGCGAGACGTGGGACCAGTTGAGCTTTGGCCTGCGCCTTGGCGATCATCCCCGCGTACTGGTCACGACGACGCCAAGGCCTGTCGAACTGGTCAAGGCGATCGTGGCCGGGTCAGAGGGCAAGGTTCACATTACCCGCGGCGCGACGATGGACAATCGCTCCAATCTGGCGGGCAAGTTTCTTGAGAAGATCCAATTAAGGTATGAGGGAACCCGCCTCGGCCGGCAGGAACTGCGCGGGGAAATCCTCGGCGATATCCCGAATGCGCTATGGACCTATGGCCAGATCGAAGCCAGCCGCGTCAGGCAATGCGATCCGCTGGATCGTGTCGTGGTGTCGGTTGACCCTGCGATATCCAACACCGAGGACAGCGACGAACACGGGATTATTGTTGCTGGCGTCCATCACAAGTCACAGGAAGCTTACGTTCTTGAGGACGGCTCAATGCAGGGCAGTCCGATGGAATGGGCGCGGCGGGCAATCAACCTTTACGATACGCACAAGGCGGACGCGATCGTGATAGAGGTCAACCAGGGCGGAGACATGGTGGCGCAGACCCTGCGCAGCGTGCGGAATACGGTGAAGATTAAGGAAGTCCGGGCCACGCGCGGCAAGCATGTCCGGGCCGAGCCGATCGCCAGCATGTACGAGCAGGGCCGGGTCCACCACGTCGGCAGCTTCCCGGCGCTTGAAACGCAAATGACGCAGATGACGACCTTTGGTTACGAAGGTGCGGGCAGCCCTGACCGTGTCGATGCGCTGGTCTGGGCGATGACGGACCTGTTCCCAAGCATGGTGGGCAAGACAGCCAATCAACGCACCCCAGTTAAATTGGTACCCATCGTGACACCGATGGCGAGATAGTTTACGGCAGACGCTATGGCGCGAGAAACCAGAGAGCAGCGGCTGCAACGCGTCCACACCGAGGCGCTGACCGAGTTCGACGCTATCCAGTCCACAATGCGTGACGAGCGGTTCCAGTGCCTCGAAGATCGCCGGTTCTACAGCATCGCTGGCGCGCAGTGGGAGGGTAACCTCAGCGAACAGTACGCGAACAGACCAAGGTTCGAGGTGAACAAGGTCGCGCTGTCCGTGATGCGGATCATATCCGAATACCGCAACAATCGCGTCACGGTTGATTTTGTCCCCAAAGACGGGAGCACAAATCTCAAGCTGGCCGACACCTGCGATGAGCTTTACCGGGCTGATGAGCAGGACAGTTCCGCAGACGAGGCCTACGACAACGCATTCGAGGAAGCAGTCGGCGGCGGGTTCGGGGCGTGGCGTCTCTCCAACCAGTATGAGGACGAGGGCGACCCCGAAAACGAGCAGCAGCGCATCGTGTTCCAGCCCATCTTCGACGCTGACACGTCCGTGTTCTTTGACCTGAACGCCAAGCGCCAGGACAAGAAGGACGCGCAGAAATGCTACGTCCTGTCGGCCATGACGATCCAAGCGTACAAGGACCGTTTCGACGACGACCCGCAGACGTGGCCCAAGGTTGTGCAGTTCGTCCAGTTCGACTGGTCAACGCCAGACGTGGTCTACATTGCAGAATACTACGTCAAGGAACAGGTAACCGAGACGCTGCGTATCTTCCGCTCGCTGGATGGCGAAGAGACAAAGTATTCGGAAGCCGACTTTGAAGACGATCCCGACCTTGAGCGGATGTTGCTTGCAACCGGCAGCGTCGAGGTGCGCGAGCGCAAGATTAAGCGCCAGCGGGTCCACAAGTACCTGCTAAGCGGCGGCAAGGTGCTGGAAGATTACGGGCTGATAGCCGGGTCTGAAATCCCGATCATCCCGGTTTATGGGAAGAGATGGTTCGTTGACAACATCGAGCGTTGCCAGGGCCACGTCAGGCTGGCCAAGGATGCGCAGCGCCTGAAAAACATGCAGCTGACTAAGCTGGGCGAGATATCTGCTTACAGCACGGTGCAGAAGCCAATCTTCACCCCCGAGCAGGTTGCCGGCCACGAACTCGCTTGGGCGGACGACAACGTCAAACGCTATCCGTACCTGCTGGTTAACCCCGTCACCAATGCGGACGGCGGCGAGCAACCTATGGGCGCACTGGATTACACGCGGGCGCCGGAGATACCGCCTGCGATGGCTGCGCTGCTTCAGATCACCGAGCAGGACATGCAGGAGATCCTCGGCAACCAGCAGCAGGCCGAGATCATGCAGCCCAACATGTCAGGCAAAGCCGTGGAGCTGATCCAGAACAAGCTTGACATGCAGACGTTCATCTACCTCAGCAACTTCGGGAAGGCGGTGAAGCGCTGCGGCGAGGTCTGGCTGTCGATGGCGCGGGACATTTACGTCGAGCCGAACCGCAAGATGAAAGGGATCCAGACCACCGGAGAGCCGCGCACTGTCGAACTGGCCCGGCCGATCGTCAACAAAGAGACCGGCGCGATCGAGACGGAGAACGATATCGCGGAAGCCAAGTTCGACGTTGCCGTTGATGTCGGGCCAAGCACGACCAGCCGCCGCGCTGCTGTCGTTCGCGCCATCACCGGCATGATGCAGATCACGCAGGACCCGCAGACGCTGTCCATTCTCGGCAGCATGGCCATGATGAACATGGAAGGCGAAGGCCTTTCCGAGATGCAGCAATACTTCCGCAAGCAATTGCTGAAGCTGGGCGTGCTTGAGCCGAACGAGGAAGAGGCCGCGGCGATGCAGGCCGAGCTTGAGGCCATGCAGAGCCAACCCGACCCGCAGGCGCAGCTTGCCGAGAGCCTGGCAATGGAAGCCCGCGCCAAGGCGGCCAAGGCAGAAGCCGACACCGAGGCAGCGCTTGCCACGGCGGAAAAGACGCGAGCGCAAACGATCGAGATCCTGACGGGCGTAGGTGTGGAGGGTGATGCGGCTATGGCGCAAGCCGCGCCAATGCCAACACAAGCGCCATCTGTTCCGGACGAGCGCACGCAGCTAGAGCTTGAGGCACTGCGCCTCGACAACATGGAGCGCCAGGAAAAGATCACGGCGGCGCGAGGCAAGGTCGAGCAGATCAACGCCGATCGAGAGGCCAACAACACAATGGCGCAGGCTGCTTCGGCAATGCAGCAGGCAGTGACCGGCCTGAGCCAGAGCGTGGCAGTTATCGGGGACGCGGTTGGGCAGATGAGCCAAGCCGTAGGCCAGTTTGCGGCAGTGACATCCGAGAACTCCGACAAGGCCATCAAGGCGCTGTCCCGCCCGAAACGCGTGGTGCGCGAAAAGGGCCGGATATCCAGAATTGAAACTGAAGGTGCAGACTAATGCCCGCAGGTAACTGGATCGTCTTTAACAGGGCCAAGCTGAAGCTGGCGAACGGCACGTTCGACCTTGACACGCAGACGTTCAAGATGGCGCTGACCACGTCTGCGCAAGCTTTGGATGCGACATTCGTCGGCACGTCCACGGACTGCCGATACGCGGACCTTACGGAGGAGGTCGTCGGAACCGGATATGTTGCGGGTGGCAAGACGCTGACCGCCACATGGACGCAATCGACGGGCACCATTACATTTGATGTGGATGACCAGGCTTGGACTGCCAGCACGATCACGGCGAAATACGCGGTGATCTACCTGACCACCGGCAACGCTGACCTGTTGTGCGTGGTGGATCTGGACACGGGCGGCGGGTCAGTCAGCACGACGGCCGGAACTCTCACGATAACCATCAACGCCTCTGGCGTGTTCACGCTGGCATAAGGGACAGACCATGCAACAGGGATATATCGCGACCCTCCTTAACTCGATTGCGGACGGTACGGCGCTTACCAACACGACAACGGCAACGTCTATCCTGCCGGTTATTGCCAAGCCGACGCTTCCGGCTAACTACCTGTTCGCGGGCAAAATGTTCAGGGTCACGGCGGGCGGCAGGATCAGCACGGTGGTAACGACGCCTGGAACGCTGACGCTTGATCTGCGCCTGGGCTCCGTCAACGTGTTCTCGTCGGGAGCGATGTCCTTAAACACGACCGCGCAAACCAACGTCGGCTGGATTTATGAGGCGTTTTTCACAGTGAGAGCCGTCGGCGCAACCACGACTGCCAACGTGCTGGGCCAGGGATCATGGCAGAGCCATGCAGTCATCGGCTCTCCCGCGCCAACTGCAGGCGGCGCCGGCGAGCATGTCCTGCCATACAACGCAGCGCCCGCAGTCGGCACGGGCTTTGACAGCACGTCGGCGCAGTTGGTGGACCTGTTCGCGACGTGGTCAGTGGCCAGCGCGTCGAACTCGATTACTTGTCACCAGTTCTTTATTGAGGACCTCAACTAGGTCATGCCTCGCATCGGATCACTCACGCAACAACCGCGTCAGATGACGCGCTTCGGCGCGAACATGTGTCCGATGACGAACACTGGATTGACCAAGCTGGCCGCGAACACTGGGGCGGAATACGTGGAGCTAGGCCCCCGCCGCGTTCCAATGGGCGGCATCGGGCATTCGCTGTTCTCTACGCCGCTGCTTAAAGCCCCGACATTCACTGGCACATTCTCGCTGTCTGGCGTGACGCGGGATAGTTCCGGGGCAGCGCTTGACAACTGCGTGGTGGACCTGTTCCTGAACTCGGAGGACACGCTGGTTGCGACAACCACGTCGGACGGATCGGGAAACTACAGGTTTATCGTAAACGGCAATTCGCAGACCTATTTCGTCAGGGCGTACAAGGCCGGATCGCCTGACGTTGCGGGGACGAGCGTGAACACGCTGACGGCTGTCTATCCGTGAGTGACGTTCGGCTATTTACGGTTCCGAGCGATGCCAACCAGAACGACGTCCGGCTTTATCCTGGCGTTGTAAACACCGCGCTGACGCCTGATCGTGGCCTGCTGACGCTGACCGGCTTTGCGCCGGCGGTTGTCGCTAGCGCCCTGATGGCGCTGGGTGTCGGGTCGCTGACGCTGACCGGGTACGCGCCAACGGTCACAACAGCCGCAACGCCGGTAAATGTGACGGTGACGCCTGGCGCTGGCGCGCTCGCCCTGCAGGGCTACGCCCCGACAGTCACGGCTCAAGTCAGTGTGTCCCTCACGACAGGCCTGGGCGCGCTGGCCCTGACCGGATATGCCCCTACGGTAAGCGGAGACGTGCCGCAGATTGTCGGCGGCGGCGGGCCGGGCGGAAACGCGGCGCAATACAAGCGGCCGCGTCCAAGTCCTGCCCATGAATGGGAGCTTGAGCTTGCGCAGGCCGCGCGGCTGGCGTCGATCGCCAAGGAACTGGCGGCGTCCGATCGCCCGCAGGCGCAGCGGATTGCGAAGAAGCTGAAGGATTACACCGGCGAGATCAGGCAGGTGGAAAGCCTGCGCCGGGAACTGGCCAAGCTCGAGGCGGTGCAGCGGGAAAAGCAGTTCCGCAGCGAGATAGAACGCCAGAAAAGCCAGGATTTGCAGGACGCGGCGCGGGAACTGGATGCCATACTGGCAGACGATGAAGACGCACTGGACCTGTTGATGGCAAATTATGAGGCGGAAGCAGATTTGCTGCTGGCCGTTTTTGGGTTAGGACGATTGATTTAGCCGGTACACCAGTCAGCCGGATCAAGTGACTGAGCAAGGAAGCGCTAAGATGCTAGACCCGAACGAGATCGAAACCGAGCTGCTTGACGGAGGCGAGACGCCACCGGAGCCCGCTGCGGAGGGCGAGACGCCCCCAGCGGAAGAGGCCGAGAACGAGATTGTTGTCAGCATCGGCAACGAAGAGCCCCAGCCTGATCCGGTCGCTGAACAAACTCAGCAAGCACCGGAATGGGTGAAGGAACTTCGCAAGCAGAACCGCGAATACCAGAAGCGGATCCGTCAGTTAGAACGCAACACGCAGGCCCCGGCCGCGCAGGGTGAGACAACTACCACCGCCCCGCCAAAGAAGCCAACGCTTGCCGATGTGGACTACGACACGGGCGCTTACGAGGCAAAGCTTGACGACTGGTACAAGGCGAAAGCCGAGTACGATCGCAAGCAGAGCGAACGTCAACGCGAACAGGACGCGGTCAAAGGTGCGTGGGAGGCCAAAATCAATGGCTATAACACCGCCAAGGCCGAGCTGAAGGCGCGTGACTTCGACGATGCGGAGGCTGTGATTGCTGACACTTTGTCAGTGACGCAGCAGGGCATCATCCTTGACGGCGCGGAGAAGCCTGCACTGTTGATCTATGCGCTCGGAAAGAACCCAAAGAAAGCCGCCGAACTGGCGGCGATACAGAACCCGGTCGCGTTTGCTGCGGCAATTGGACGATTGGAGGCAAGTTTGAAAGTCACATCACGCAAGCCGTCAGCGGCGCCAGAACAGATACCGAGCGGCAACGCTCCGAAGTCTGGCTCCGTCGACAACACATTGGAACGACTGCGCGAGGAAGCCGGCAAAACGGGCGATTTCACCAAGGTGATGGCCTACAAGCGCCAGGCTGCCGCGAAGCGCGGTTAACAAGGACAAGGAACAATGCCCAACGGATTTAGTAAGGAAGAACGCGTAGCGTTCGAGAACATCCTCGAAGGTTTTCAGGATGCTCTAGTGCTGTCCCGCAACGTCGCTGTGTTCAACACGGACCAGACGACAATGGAACGCACGAATAACGTCATGTGGCGCCCGCAGCCGTACATCGCGACGAGCTACGCCGGCACCGACATGACCACGAACTTCGACGACTACACGCAGCTGTCCGTCCCCGCGACGATCGGCTTCCAGCGTTCGGTCCCGTTCGTGCTGACGGCAACCGAACTGCGTGACGCCCTGCAGGAAGGCCGCCTCGGCGATGCCGCCAAGCAGAAGCTCGCCAGCGACATCAACGTGAGCGTGATGAACGTTGCAGCCAACCAGGGTACGCTTTTCGTCAAGCGTTCCGCGGCTGCGGCTGGCTTCGATGACGTCGCACTTTGTGAGGCGATCATGAACGAGCGCGGCGTCCAGATGGACAACCGCTACCTTGCTCTGTCTACCCGTGACTATAACGGCATGGCGTCCAACCTTGCCGTCTCGACCCGCAGCTTCGGCAACTCGATTTCCGATGAAGCGCTGCGTCGCGGGTTCGTCGGGCAGGTGGCGTCTTTCGAGACTTACAAGCTTGATTACGCCAACCGCAAGACGGCTGCGGCCGGCGGCGCTGGCCTGACCATCAGCACGCTTGCGGCTGCTGGTAACTACTGGGTGCCGAAGGCAACCTCTGTTGCCACGACCGGCGAAACGTCGAACGTGGATAACCGCTATCAGACGGTCACCATCAGCTCCACAACCAACGTGGTTGCTGGCGATGCGTTCACGATTGCAAACGTCAACTCGTGCCACCTGATCACGAAGCAGGACACCGGCCAGCCGATGACGTTCCGCGTTATCTCGGTTCCGTCTGCGACGACGCTGGTAATTTCTCCGCCGATCATCTCAAACCAGGGCGCGTCGGACGCTGAAACGCAGTACCAGAACTGCGTTGTGACGGCGACCTCCGCCACGGCGGCGATCACCTTCCTGAACACCGTTACCGCGTTCCAGAACCCGTTCTGGTTCAAGGACAGCATTGAAATCCTGCCGGGTCGCTATGCGGTCCCGACGGATGCCGGCGCGGCGGTGATGCGTGCGGCAACCGATCAGGGCATCGAACTGGTCATGCAGAAACAATACGACATCAACACGATGCGGACCAAGTATCGTCTCGACACGCTCTATGGGGTTGTCAACAAACAGCCCATGATGAGCGGCCTCATCATGTTCAGCCAGACCTAACGGAGAAATCGCACAATGAGTAACTTTCTCACCGGCGGCGGCCGTGTCTCCGTCACTCTCACCGCAACGCAGAAAATCGCGGTTGCTTCGCAAGGCGCCGTCCAGGTCTATCGCACGTCTGGTTTTGCCAACTATCCGGACGCCTCGACCCTGATCGGCACCGTCATCAACGGTCAGACCGTGTTCGGCACCTTCACGGGTGGCGCCACGATTATCATCGATGCGGGCGGCGGCCTGTCGGCGCAGTACGAAGTCGGCACTGACCCGAACGTCAAGCAGTGGCGCACCGATAACGGTGTCCAGGGCGACGTAACGGCAAAAACTGTTGCGGTCACACTGACATCGGCTGAACTGCTGACGAACCTGATTACCGGCACTCACACCGCCGGCGCGACGCAGGCTTACACCCTGCCGACCGGCACCCTTCTGGACGCGGCAACCTCGTTTGACGTGAACGAATACTTCGACTGGTCGCTGATCAACCTGTCAGCGGCAGCTCTGGACACGATCACGCTGACGGCGGGTGCAACGCACACCATCGTGGGCAACCCGATCGTGCAGAGCGCCAACGCCTCGACGGGCGGCATCTACGGTAACTCCGCACGCTGGAGGACCCGCAAGACTGCGGCCAACACGTTCGTGACGTACAGGCTCGCGTAGGACTAGAAGCCCCGGCTCGAAAGGGCCGGGGCGCTTTCCAAGGGAGGAAGCTATGCCACTGAAGAAGGGCTATAGTCAGAAGACCATCTCGAAGAACATCTCGACCGAGATGAAGGCCGGCAAGCCGCAGAAGCAGGCAATTGCCATTGCGTTGAGCACGGCCAAGAAGGCCAAAAGGAAGGCCAAATGAGCGATTTCCCGACTATCGTTTACCGCTGCCCTGGCGATCGTCCGGGACCGCCGCACACCACGTTCAAGAGCATCGGCATTGCTGACAAAAAGGCATTTGACAAGGCACTGGCCGAGGGCTGGTTTGCCACGCTGCCGGAAGCTGCTGAAGCGTACCTGAACCCCGCGCCGGATCGTGTCGCTGTCGTGGTGGAGCCAGAGCCGATCGATAACGCTCCGCCGACGCGTGACGAGATGCTGGCCAAAGCGGCAGAGATCGGCCTGGCGGTTGACAAGCGCTGGTCCGACAAGACGCTGGCGAACAAGATTATCGAGGCGCTTGAGGCGCAGGAAGCGGCCGAGGCTGCTGCGCCAGAGCCGGCGCCGGAACCTACGCCGGAGCCCGTCCTTGATCCCGCCCCTGATCCGGAGCCCCAACCGTGAGCTGGACAAAGCGCGAGCTGGTGCAGAACGCCTTTGAGGAGGTGGGGCTTGCGTCCTACGCCTTCGACCTTCAGCCGGAGCAGTTCCAAGCCGGGTTGCGCCGCCTCGACAACATGATGGCGACGTGGAACAGCCGCGGTTTGCGCATCGGCTATCCGCTTGCCGATAATCCTGGCGACAGCGATCTGGACCAGGACACCAACGTCACCGACGAGGCCATTGAGGCCATCGTCAGCAACCTTACGCTGCGCCTTGCGCCAATGATGGGCAAAACCGTCAGCCCCGACACCAAAGCAACGGCGCGATCGTCTTACATGGCGCTTCTCAGCCGCCGATCGACCATCCCGGAAAGGCTGATTGACGTGAACGCTGTTCCGGCTGGAGCTGGAACGAAATACTGGCGTGTTAACGGCGACCCGTTCCTGCAACGCGAGGATCGTGGTTTAACGGTCGGGCCTGACGCAACGCTTGATTTCGAGAGCTGATCCATGACGGACATTAACCAGCTATCCTCTACGGACACGCTCACGGCGGGCGACCTGCTGCCAATCTGGCGGGCGAACAACAGCGACACGCGCAAAACCAGCTTGACGGCGTTGCAAGCCTATTTGCAAGGCGCGTTGACTTTCTCGGCAGGCCAGTTCGTGGTGCAGTACGCGGCGCCTGCGGCGACCGGGTTCACGACGACCCTGCTGAACAACACCAATAACCAATGGCTGATCATGTCGCCGCTGGCAGCGTATGCGGCGGGGACCATCACGTTCCCGTTGCTGTCCAGCGTGACGGATAATCAGGAAATCCTGATTGTTTCGACGCAGGCTGTCACGACGCTGACCCTGTCTGGCAATGGTGCGTCCATCGTGGGGGCGCCTACTGGCATCATCCAGAATGGAGCCATGCGGTTCAAGTTCAATTCCCTCGCTTCAACGTGGTATCTGATCGATGCCAACAACGCCTCGGGGCAGGCCTTCCTCGGCACGGCGCAGACCTTCACAGCGCAGCAGACGCTGACGAGCGGGCTTGTGCTTCAGTCTCTGGCGGCGGCATCGATCGCGGCGGTGGCCAACGCCATCAACACAAGCGGCAAGGTCACGGGCAAGGTGGTCTATGACACGACCAACAATCGCCTGATGGTGTCGAGCGGGTCGGCTGCAGCCTCGCCCTGGTATATCGCGGATGGCTCTGGATCGGTGGTGCCGGCATGATGACGGAAGACGAACACGGGCAGCTTAAAGCGCTGGCCTGGCGCACGCTGAAAGCGGTTGATCACATCGACGCCAAGGCGGCGGACGAGGGGCTTTCAATCAATACCGACTGGCGCGCGTGGCGCTCGCAGGTGCGGGCTGTGATCCGTGGCGAGCGGCTGGACATTCCCAACGAGCCGCCGCGCTATGGCGATGCCTATAAGGCGCATTGGCAGGCTCCCGCGCCGCAGCAGCCAAGCGAGCCGCCTGCCGAGGCGCTGCTTGAAGCCTATCCGGACGAGGATCACGCGGCGCTCAAGGCGCGTATTCTTGGCGAGTTCGCTTCGCTTCGGAACATGCTGATTGGGCAGATACCGATGACGCATGAGCAGCTTGACAGGCTCGTTGCGCTTGAACATCCGAAGTATCAGAGCTGGCTGCAAGGGGTTACCAAATGATTGACCAGACATTCGGTCCCGCCTACGGATCTGGCGTATCGGTGGCCAGCGTGACGGCAACGTCAGCCTCGACGGCCATCGGCGTCGGCTCCAAGTCCATCACGGTCACGAACACGGGAACGAACAACGTTTATGTGCGTACCGGCCTGACGGGCCTGACGGCGGTGGCGGCGCAGGACTACATCGTCCTTCCGTTGACGCAGGTAAGCATCAGCAAGCCGCAGGATCACACGCACGTTGCCTATGTGTGCGATACGGCGCTGACCTCAACCCTGCACCTGATCCCTGGCGAAGGCTTCTAGATGAGGGGGCGTAGCCGGTTCAGGTCGCGCAGCCGGGGCGGGGCAAACTCCCTGCTGTCGCAGGCGACGGCACTGCTGGGAACTGCGCCGCTGCATTATTGGGATTTCACGTCCAACCGCGCGCTGTTCAACGGCGTGGATGTTGGCGCTGTCACCAGCACTCCAGGCTGGAGCTTCACGCGCGCCAGCACGAGCTACGCGCAGACTCTGGCGGGAACTCTCGTCAATTTTGGCTCTGGCGTGCCGCGTATTACAAACAAGGGTCTGTTGGTTGAGGACGCCCGCACCAACCTGCTGCTGCAATCGCAGACGCTAGCCACCGCGCCTTGGGTACCGTTTCAATCCAGCGTCACGGCAGACGCTACCGCCGCGCCCGACGGTACAACAACCGCAGACAAGCTGGTCGAAGACACAACGGCGGCGTCAACGCACTTCCACCAACAGATCGTCACCCTGACTGCTTCGGTGCAGACTTTTTCGATTTACGCCAAAGCGGCGGAACGTACGCAGACTTCTATCTTTGTACCTACGACCGCGTTTGCGGACGCTGCGTTCCGTACGGCATCGTTTGACCTGACAGGAGCAGGCTCTACTTTTAGCGTAGCTGGCGCGGGGGCGACCGCGTCTATTGAGGCGCTGGCCAACGGCTGGTATCGCTGCGTCCTGAACGTGCCTGCTACCTTGGCTGTCGCAGCCAACATACAATACGGCATGCTGGTAGCAAACAGCCCCACCTACACCGGCAACGGCACGTCTGGCCTGTTTCTGTGGGGCGCGCAGATCGAGGCATCTACAGTCCACTCAAGCTACATTGTGACTACAGCGGCGGCGGCAGCGCGACAAGCTGACATCCCTTCTGTCTCCAGCCCCGGGGTAAATTACCCGCTGGCCATCTACAGCCAATTCAACCGCACCATAGGAGCGCTTGCGACAAACACAGTGGCCTTTAACATTTCAGACGGCACCCAAAACAACCGCGTATCAAACATTATCTTGGCGACCACAAGCCAGTCAAACCCCCTCGTGGTGACGGCGGGAGTAACGCAATACGGCCCTGCTATAAACCCCGCTCTGGCGGCCAACGTAACAACAAAAATGGCAACGAGGGCAGGCGCAAGCAGCGCGAACTCTGCGCGCGACAACGTGCTGGATACAGCGACCGGCGCAATTTCTGTACCGGCGACCCCAACTCTTATTTCTATGGGTATGAACTCGTCTTTCACGGGGCAACTCAACGGCTACTTGCTGCGCGCGGCCGTATTTAACACCGCGCTGGCTGATGCCGCTTTGCAACGTGCGACCACGTAGGGGGGTGAGCCATTCAAATCCCGATCCTCTCAGGCGCCTACAGCGACGGCAACGCAGATTTCCGGGTCAGCTATCCGCTGAACCTAACGCCTGTTGTGCAAAGCCAGGGCATCAGCAACGGCTATCTGCGGCCGGCGGATGGCATCGTGGCGAATGGCACGGGGCCGGGCCTGGATCGCGGCGGCGTCGAGTGGAATAACGTTCTCTATCGCGTCATGGGAACCAGCCTTGTCAGCATCAGCGATGCAGGCGTAGTGACGACGATCGGCACCATCCCAGGCACTGACCGCGCGATCATGGTCTATTCCTTCGATTATCTTGCAATCGCGGCCAATGGCTCCCTTTACCTCTATGACGGCACCACGCTGGCGCAAAACGTAGACCCGGATCTGGGTCTGGTGGTCGATGTCGTCTGGGTCGATGGGTATTTCATGACGACGGACGGGGAAAACCTCGTCATTACGGAACTAAACAATCCGTTTTCCGTTGATCCTCTCAAGTATGGCTCGTCAGAGATCGATCCCGATCCGATTGTGGGGCTGATCAAGCTTCGGAATGAGATTTACGCCGTCAACCGCCACACCATCGAGGTGTTTCAGAACGTGGGAACCACTGGCTTCCCGTTCGAGCGCATTCAGGGCGCGCAGATCACGCGCGGAAGCGTCGGGGTGAACGCAAATTGCATGTTTCTCGACCAGATCGCCTTTATCGGCGGCGGGATGGGCGAGGGAATTGCGGTCTGGCTGGGCGTGAACGGCAATTCGCAGAAGATCAGCACGCGCGAGATCGACACTGTCCTGTCTGGTTATACCGAGGCGCAACTCGCGCTGGCGTTCCTGGAAACCCGCACCGACAAGGACCACCGGCAGCTGCTGATCCACCTGCCAGACAAGTGTCTTGTCTATGACGGGGCAAGCAGCGCGGCGGTGCAGCAGCCAGTGTGGTATTGCCTCTCGTCCAGCCTGTCTGGCGTCGGCGCCTATCGTTCGAGCAAGCTGGTCTATTCCTACAACCGCTGGAACACGGCAGACACGCAGTCCGCATCGTTTGGCTATCTCGTGGACGACATTTCGACCCATTGGGGCCAGACGGTCGGCTGGAACTTCCAGACGCAGATCATCTACAACGAGAGCCGCGGCGTGGTGGTGCACGAACTCGAGTTGGTGGCGCTTACGGGCCGCGTGGCGCTTGGGGCGGATCCGCAGATATCGACGTCCTACAGCCAGGATGGCGTGACCTACAGCCAGCCCAAGTTCATCAGGGCAGGCAAGATCGGCGATCGATCCAAGCGGCTGGTATGGCTGCAGCAAGGCGCGTTCCGGAACTGGCGCTTGCAACGCTTTTCGGGAACGTCGGACGCCTTCCTGTCCTTTGCCAGGCTGGAGGCGCGGTTAGAGCCGCTGGCCTGGTAATGGCAGACCCGAAAGCCCTTACCCGCAACCAGATTGCCGCCTTCGTCGGCAACGACCCCGAAGCCATCCGGGCCATCGAAAGGCTGTTCCGCGTGGCGGGCGAGCTGACGCCGTCAGACATTGCAACGCTCAGTGCGGCGATCGAGGCCAACACGCTGGCGTTGGGCGTGGCGCAGGGGCAGGCCGAGGTGCTGACGGCTATTGCAGGGGAGCTTGCCCAGCGGGTGGTGCAGGCCGACACGGCAACGGCCCTTGCGCAAGCCGCGCTGGATCAACTGGCGCGCGTGGGGGACACGGTGCAGGGGCTGGCGCTTGCCGCCCCGATCCTGCCAGCGCGGCGCAAGGTTTATGGGACGTTTTACGACGTCAACACCCAGACAGCGGCGGCAATCAACACGGCTTACACGGTGAGCCTGTCCAACACGGATTTAAGCTTTGGCGTTTACCTGTCGGGGACGCAGATCACGGTCACTCAAACCGGGGTTTACGATTTCCAGCACTCAATCCAGATCGACAAGACCACGGGCGGCAAGGGGCTGTTTTACCTGTGGTACAGGAAGAACGGAACCGACGTTGCCGAAAGCGCAACGCGGATCAGGCTTGAGGGTAACAACAGCGAGAGCGTCGCGGCGTGGAATTACGTGTTCAAACTCAAGGCGGGCGATTATATTGAGTATCGCTGGGCGGTTGATGACACGGCGGTGGAGATCAAACGCTTTGCCGCTGCGGCTCCGGTTCCTGCCATCCCTAGCGTGATTGTGACTGTAACGGACAATATTGGAGACTGATGGATGGCCGTAACAGCAAGGGTTCTGGTTCCGCCTAAGCAGCTTGAAAACGCCCAGACGGCGCAATACACGGCGACGAACGTGCGGGCCATCATAGACAAGGCGACGGTGACAAACACGTCAGCCAGCAACGTCACGCTTTCGGTTAACCTTGTTACGGTCAGCGGGTCGGCCAGTTCGTCCAACCTGATCATCGATAACCGCACCATCGTTCCAGACGAAACGTATCTTTGCCCGGAACTAGTCGGCCAGGTTCTTGAGGCGGGCGGGTTCATCTCCACTATCGCAGGGGCGGCAACTTCGCTAACCATGCGCGTGTCTGGCCGGGAGATTTCCTGATGTTTGAAGACTTCGCCAAGCGTTTAGGCGAGTTGGGCGGCCTGCCGGAAATCGAGCTAACGCCGCGGCAGAACAAGCTTAACCGCGAGATGACGATTGAGGAGTGGGGCTACGGCCCGGAAGCGCCCAGCCTGGCGAAGGGGTCGAACAAGCCGTTCTATTCGGGCTTGGCGAGGGCGTGGGGCATCGAGGAAGCCGAAGCCCGGCGGCGGATGTGTGGAAACTGCGAATACTGGAAGGCCTGCGAGGACACGCAGGAAATGCTCGAAGCCATCCCCGTGACGCCGTACGACGAAGCGGGTGGCGCGGCGCGGGGCTATTGCGAGGAACACGAGTTCGCCTGCGCGGCGTCCCGTGTTTGCAAGAGCTGGGAAGAAGTCGAGATGGAAGAGGGGTATGATTGATGTGGCCTCTCATTGCGACAATCGGATCTGCCATCATCGGCGGCGCTATGTCCTCCAAGGCGCAGAAGTCTGCCGCTAAAACAGCAGCCGGGGCGCAGACAGCGGCCACTGATGCCAGCATGGCCGAGCAGCGCCGGCAGTTCGACAGCATCCAGGCGCTGTTCCGGCCCTACGTAGAGGCGGGCGGCGGCGCTCTGGCGCGTCAGCTTGACCTGGTCGGCAACAACGGTCCCGAAGCCCAGCAGCGAGCCATTCAGGCGATCGAGATGGGGCCAGAGTTCGCCGCCATGACCCGGCAGGGCGAAGAGGCCATCTTGCAGAACGCGGCTGCAACCGGCGGGCTGCGCGGCGGGAACGTCCAGAGCGCGCTGGCGAAGTTCCGGCCAGAGGTGCTGTCCAGCCTTCTCAACCAGCAATACCAGCGCCTCGGCGGCCTGACGCAGCTGGGGCAGGCGTCGGCGGGAAATCAGGCGGCGGGTGCGCAGACGTTTGCAAACAACATGTCGCAACTCTTCACGCAGCGCGGCGAGGCGCTGGCCGGTAGCGCGCTGGCGCGAGGCCAGGCCAACGCGAACATGTGGGGCAACATCGCGGGCAGCGTCGGCTTTGCCGCGGGGCGGGGGATGTTTGGTGGGATGGGCGCAGGCGCTCCGGGTACGGACATCGGCGGCGGACCTGGCGTTGGCATGGCATCTACCGGCGGCAATCGCGTTGGCGGGCTTGGAGGGCTCTTCTGATGCCAGTCAACTACCAGATGGACGTCATCAATCCCTTTCAGGCCG